CTGTATTGGAAATCAATATAGATGACGACCAATTAGATGACAGAGTTGATGAAGCACTCCAATATTTCCGTGAGTATCATTACGATGGTTCTATTAAGTGTTATCTAAAACACCAAATCACTCAAGAAGAACTTACTTCATTCAAGACAAATTCAAGTGTGACAGCTGCAACAAGTGGTACACAAGCAATTGCAAACCAAACTTATGGTGAACAACAAAACTATGTTACACTACCCGAACATGTACTAAGTGTAATTAATATATTCCCGTTTAGTAATGGTGTGTCTAATAATATGTTTGATATGAGATATCAACTTAGATTGAATGACTTGTGGGATTTAACATCTACAAGTGTTATGTATTATTCTCAAGTTCAACAACATCTCTCACTTATGGACGACATGTTAGTGGGTAGAACACCTATAAGATACAATACACATAGTAACAGACTATACATGGATATGGACTGGGACGGTGTGAATGTGGGTGAGTATATTCTTATTGAGTGTTATAGAAAGTTAGACCCAACAGACATGACTGATATCTATAACGATATGTGGTTGAAGAAGTATTGTACCGCTTTAGTTAAGTATCAGTGGGGTGAAAACTTATCTAAGTTCTCGGGTATTCAACTGCCAGGCGGAGTCACACTAGACGCTACTCAGATGAAGACTGAAGCGCAAGAAGAAATTAGAAGATTAGAAGAAGAATCGAGACTGAATTTTGAAATGCCAGTTCTCGATATGATGGGATAATATATGCCAACAAACGTATTTTTTAACCATGCAGTACAAACTGAACAACATCTATACGAAGATTTGGTTGTTGAGTCATTGCGTATGTATGGTAATGAGACGTACTATCTACCAAGAGAAATTGTAGAGGAAGACTCTATACTTGGTGAAGATGTACAGTCTAAATTTGGAGATGCATATTCTGTAGAAATGTATGTAGAAAATACAGAAGGATATGAGGGGGACGGGGACCTTATGTCTAAGTTTGGTATACAAGTAAGAGACCAAGCAACCTTCGTTCTTTCTTTAAGAACGTGGGAAAGATTTATATCACTAGACTCTAACCTTGCAACATCATTAAGACCAAACGAAGGAGACTTAATTTACTTCCCACTTAGTGGTTCTGTGTTTGAAATCAAATTTGTAGAACACGAAAATCCTTTCTATCAAGTTGGAAAACTATTTGTATTTAAATTACAATGTGAACTCTTTGAATACAGTGGAGAAGATTTCGATGTTGGTGGTGCTGTCGACTTAATTGAAACTGAAAACGCCTACACAATAGATATGATTCTACAAGCAGATGGTAGTGGAAACTACACACGTGGTGAGAATGTTACCCTTGGTGGTGCAGTTGTGGGTGAAGTTGTTGGTTGGGTTCCTACCACTAGAGAACTGAATATCAAAGATAACACTACAGCGATTTCTGTTGGTGATACACTCATAGGTGTAGACTCAAAAGCAGAATATATTGTTTATAGTATTGAAGATGTTTTAAACTTCTCTTATGATAAATCTGCACAAAACAAAGACTTTGAAACAAAAGCAGATGGATACTTAGACTTCTCAGAGACAAACCCATTCGGTGAGGTTACATAATGTTTGGAACATTTTTTTATAATGAGACAATGAAGCGAGCGGTGTCAATCTTTGGTACCGTATTTAATAATATTACAGTCAAGAAAATAAAAGAAAACGGAACTGTATTACATGAACAGAAGGTTCCAATTTCATATGGGCCAAAACAAAAATTCCTCGCCAGACTACAACAAGAAGCAGACTTAAGTGATAACAATAGAAGTGCAATATCTTTACCAAGACTTGCATTCGAACTTACAGGGTTTGAGTATGATGCTAGTAGACAACAAAATAAACTATTACGTCACAGTAAATCACAACTAGAAACTAGTGATGGTAATAAGAGAGGATATCAATACCAACCAGCTCCGTACAACTTGAACTTTACTTTGAATGTTCTTGCAAAAAATATGAATGATGCTCTACAGATTGTAGAACAAATCTTACCATACTTTCAACCCGAGTATACAGTTACAATGAAGATGGTAGATTCTATGTCAGACATTAGAGACGTGCCAATTCAATTAACTAGTGTTAATATGGAAGACACATACGAAGGTGACTTCACTGAAAGACGTGTCATATCTTATGCACTAGAATTCACTATGAAGTTATACTTCTTTGGGCCTGTGTATACTGGAGATGTTATTAAGAGTGTTGTCGAAAGAGATTATATAAATCAAACAAGTGGTACATTTACTACAACACAAATTGATGGTGCTGGTCTTGTTAAAGAGGTCAAGCACTATGAACCAGCATTCGCTGAGATTGTTAGTGCTGACACCCTTGGTACTTCAAATACATATACCTTTGCGAGTGCAATAAATAGTAAGATAAGTGTTGGGGATGAAATATTTGGTTTCAGAACCGCAGTTGGAAATGTGGTTGTTGCCACAATTTCTGAAGACAGACGTACAATAACTGCTAACGAACCAAATGCTATTTCGAAAGGAGACACACTAAAGTTTGTTGGGTCGGTACAACCAAATGACACATTTGTTGTTGCTGAAAATGTTACATTTTATGATGACGGAACAATCAGTACATTTGCTGATGATAAGGTTACCGATGCGAGTTAATTATGGCAAAAGATATAGATTCTAAATTAGACGAAGTTCTAGATATAACTTCGGATATTCAAATACAGACTGGGGAGATTGTCAAGTCTGTTCCAACGGATGTCAAACGTTCTAAAAATATAGAAACAGATTACAAATACACTAGAGAAAATCTCTATGGTCTCGTTGAGCGAGGACAAGATGCAATTGACGGCATCTTAGATGTATGTAAGGAGACAGAAAACCCACGTGCATATGAAGTTGCTGGTCAGTTAATTAAAACTGTAGGAGAAACCGCTGAGAAACTACTAGACATTCAAACCAAATTAAAGAAGTTAGAGGGTGAAGACCAACAGAGAATAGGGAAACAAGAGAACCATTTATATGTTGGTTCCACTTCCGAACTACAGAAGTTTCTGAAGAAAAATAAGAATGACAGTTAATAAGAATGAAGGTTACTTAGGTAACAGCATGATTAAGCGTGCTGGTATCGAACACCAGTACACTAAAGATGAAATGGCTGAATATTTGAAGTGTTCTGAAAACCCATGTCATTTCATTGAAAACTACACACAGATTATCTCACTAGATGAAGGTATGGTACCCTTTAAACTTCGTGGTTATCAAGATAAACTTATTGAACACTATGATGCAAATCGTTTCAATGTAGTCCTTGCATCACGTCAGAGTGGTAAGTCAATCACATCATGTGCCTATCTTTTGTGGTTTTTATTATTTAAACCCGAAGTAACAGTAGCGGTTCTTGCTAACAAAGGTGCAATTTCTAGAGAGATGATTGCACGTATTGTAACCATGTTAGAGTCTGTTCCGTTCTTCTTGCAGCCTGGTGTAAAGATTCTCAACAAAGGTTCGATAGAGTTTGCGAATGATAGTAAAGTGGTTGCAGCTGCAACTTCTTCAAGTTCTATTCGTGGATTGTCAATCAACCTACTTTATCTTGATGAGTTTGCATTCGTTGACGATGCAGAGACATTCTATACTGCAACATATCCAGTTGTAACCTCGGGTAAAGACTCTAAGGTTATTATTACCTCTACTGCAAATGGTGTTGGTAACATGTTCCATAAGATATATGAGAGTGTGATACATGACCAATCAGAATATAAATCATTCACCATCAACTGGTATGACGTGCCAGGCAGAGACGAAGCATGGAAGAAAGAGACCATTGCAAACACTTCTGAAGCACAGTTTGAACAGGAGTATGGTAACAGTTTCTTAGGAACAGGTAATACACTTATCAATTCTAATACACTACTAGGTCTGAAAGCATGGGATGCTGAGTGGTATAAGGATGGTTTTAGTGTGTATCAGAAACCTGTTGAAGACCACACCTATATATGTACAGTAGATGTTGCAAAAGGTAGAGGAATGGATTTCTCTACCATGACTATATTTGATGTGAGTGTAGACCCATTCACACAAGTTGCAACGTATCGGGATAGCATGATATCACCTATGCTATTCCCCGATATTATAAATAAGTATGCAAAAGCATACAACACCGCATTAGTTATAATAGAAAACAATGCAGAAGGGTCTATGGTAGCAAGTCAGTTACACTATGATATAGAATACGACAATGTATTCACACAGGGGATGACTAAAGCTGAAGATATTGGTGTTACCATGACCAAAAAAATTAAAAGAATCGGATGTTCTACACTAAAAGAGATATTGGAGGAGAACCGATTAAATTTGATTGACAGAAGCACGATTACCGAGCTTATGACTTTCATAAATAAAGGGATGTCTTTTGAAGCAGATAGAGGATATCACGATGATATGGTTATGAATTGCGTATTATTTTCTTGGTTTATTACAACTGATTATTTTACTCACCTCACAAACCATCAAGTTAAGAATCTCTTATACTCAGAACAACAAAGAGTCATTGAAGATGATATGTTGCCAGCTGGAATATTTGGGGGTGACCCATATATAGAGGAAAGCTTTGTAGATGAGGGTGGGGATAGATGGTTCTTCGAAGAAGTCCTTAAGAATTCTTAGAATCTTTAAAGTTATAAATATATCAAGTAAAACAAAACTTTTTACATTAACAGGAGAAAAGTATGGCATTTCAAGTATCACCAGGCGTACAGGTCAAGGAAGTTGACCTTACAAATGTTGTGCCCGCAGTATCATCTACAGTAGGTGCGTACGCTGGTTCATTTCAATGGGGCCCTGTTG